TTATCTAGATACCCTTGGTATTCTGATCTGCTTCTCCTCGTACCTCTAGATTCCAGCCGAAGGCTGGGCTACTGACCCGAAGGGTCAGATCCACCTCTAGATAGCCTGGTAGACGTACCGGGGTATACCCTAGGAACAGATCTATAGGCCCGTTGAGGGCGGCCTGTGGATAACCTGTGAATAACTCCGGGATGGTAGTCCTGGGATAGTCCAGGGGAGCCGGGAGCAGGCCCGCCAAGGGGCCTGCGACCCAGGGGCAGACTAGGGATAGACCGCCGGGCATAGCTCATAGAGCTGACTCCGGCGGGTAGTCTAGGGATAGCCCGGAGGGCGGGGAACCAGATAGCACCGCAGGTGGACCGGCAAGGGTTGCACGTAGCAGCCGTAGGGCTGCGGAGTGCGGGTACGTATTGGGTAGGTATTGGGGTAGTCTGGGGTCGCCAAGCCTTTGGGGGCTTGGCTCCCAGCTGTCCGGGGATAGGTCCTTGGGCTGTCATGGACCGGTCACATGGGTTATCGCTCGTAGAGCGGATTCCATGTGGGCTTACCTGTGGTCTCCGACAGACGGCGTGTAATAGGGTGTAAAGGGCCTTGACTTTCGATGGAGGGAAGCCGATAATAGCATCATGGACAGGGCAGGGGCCCTGACAGACTAGACAAGGAAATGATCATGAACAAGCAACCCGTCAAACCCGCCAATGTCGTGTACCTGGTGCTCTTCATTCTGGCCACCCTGGGCTTCTTCCTGTTCTTCCCGCTGTTCCTGGTGGCTGCTCCGGTGGCCCTGGGTATGCGTGTGGTGGGCCTGGCTAAGTAAGGAGAGGGATCATGATTGAAGTGCTGACCGTATGCTTTATTGGCTGGGTTGCCCACCGGGTGTCTGAGGGCCGTAAGCAGAATGCCCTGGGGGACAGGTTCCTTGAACTGCACCGCAAGCCTAGCATGGACCCCTTTGAGCGTATCGAGTACGCCCGGCTGGAGCAGCAGTTCGGGTACCTGGCAGGTCACAGTATGCCTAATGACCGGGACTACAAGCGGCCCTGGGTACCCCGGTAAGCTACCGCTGGTCAGGCTGACAGATGGTCATTGACTAGCCCGATAGAACCTGTAGAATGTAGTCCATGGCAGCAAGACAGCTGCCCAATCCAAACCCAAGGAAGCAATCATGGAAAAGACCTACCAAACCACCCAAGTAGTCAAGCTGCACGATCAAGCCCTGACCTATGTGCACAGCACCGGTGACTGGGTCGTCACGGGCTATGTAGCCTCTGTCCTCAAGGCGTACCCGGCTGACCGCCGCCGTCATATCCGGGTTCTTAAGGAAGAAGCCTTCCGGGGCCCCTACGATGCCATGATGGCTCTGATGGCCCGTGTGTATCCCCAGCAGTCTGCCCGGGCTCACCACCGGCTGGCCCTGAAGGCCCTGGAGCTGTCCCTGCCATCCACCCCGAAGAAAGCCTGACCGTCTGTCAGACCGATGAACGGTAGTTGACAAGCCCGGTAGAAAGAGTAGAATGTCAATCATCGGGAGGGCAAGGAAGCCCTCCTAGCAACCCAAGAGAACGATCATGGAAGAGTTTATGGACACCCTGGAACAAGCCCAAGTCTCCGCCTACGAACTGTCCAAGGGCTATGCCGATGTGGCTACAGGGAACACCCTGTGCGGTCTGGGCTGGACCATCAGCCTTGACGAGGGCCACAACAACACCGCCACGGCCACCTACGAAGCCGAAGATGGTGAGCTGATTACCTTCCAGGTTGATCTGGAGCCTACCCGGGACAACCAAGAGACCGCCACAGAGCTGCTCCGGGACGCCCTGTATGACCTGGGTTGCTGGGGTTGGGGTAACTGGACCCAGATGACCGACTGCTGATTGCCTGCCCCAGGGCCTGCCCAGCGGGCCCTGCAACAGACAATCCGTCTGATAACCCAAGGAAGACAATCATGACCAAGCAAATCCAAGCCCAGCAAACCCTGAAAGCCGCTCTGGTTGAAGCACAACGCCTGATCCGCCAGATGGACCTGAACACCCAAGGGGGCCATGTTCAAACCACTACCCGGGAGACCCGGGGTGATGTGGCCTTCGAGAAGGTGACCTGGAAGTCCAACGATATCCGGGTGTCCCTGAGCCTGTCCCGCTGGGCTGGTGCTTCCTGGTGGAAGATTGAGGCCTACGATGCCCGTGACCCCGAAGGTTCTGGGGCCGCTGTGGAGCTGGCCAACGGCTCTGACCGGGAAGACTGGGAAGTAGCCCGGGAGTATCTGCAAGACGCCTATGACCGCCTGTCAGCCTGACAAACGGCAGTTGACACCCCCCGTGAACCCTGTATAATGGCAATCATCGGGAGGGCAAAAGGAAAGCCCTCCCAGCAACCCAAAAGGAAACTGATCATGAACAAGCAAGAAACCGCCCTCGTCAAACAAGCCATGAAAGCCCTGGAGGCCGAAATCTCCGGTAGCTATGGTCTGGGTTACCCGACTGCCCGGAAGGCTAACAAGGGCCTCCTGGACGCCCTGTCGCAGACGGGGACTACGTGGGCCTTGATCAACTGGTACGATGGTAAGCAAGTGCACCCGGTGATGGGCTTTGGGTCCGACCCCATGCCCCGGGGCATGGAAGCTGACTGGCAGCAAGGCCTGTGGGCTCTGTGCCACAAGGCCAGCAAGGGCAAGGGCATCGTGATGGCCCGGATCGACTCCGGTGCCCGGGACCGGGTGGTCAAACTGGCTGGTATGTACAAACGGTGCCAGATGATCCTTGCCGGTGAGGCTGAACTGGGCCTGATCGACGGGGACCACATCCAGGGGTACCTGAAGGCTGAATGGCCGACCAACAACGCCTAAGGGGGCACCAATGATTAGCAAACTGAGAGCGAGCAAGGAAGCCCCTGGAATCGCCGGCGACGGTACCTTGGTCCACCTGAGGGGTATTTCCTGCAAGGCCAAGGACGCCCAGACGGCCCTTGAAGTCCTAAAAGCCAGTGCCCAGCAAGGCCACCCCCCGGGAATGCAGATAGCCCGGATGTTCATCCGCTAAGCCCCAAGGGCCCTTCGGGGCCCTCAACCTACCCCAAGGAAACCATCATGTACACCCTGATCGCCGTCTCTGTAGTCGCCCTGATCCTGATCGCCCTGATTGCCCTGAATGAACACCACCGGATTGCCAAGCGTGATCTGGCCCTCCGGGTAGCCCAGCGGCAGCGGGCCCAGAGGGCCGAGAAAGCCCGGGCAATGGCCCCATGGTCGCAGGCCCTGGACTGGGATGGTAACCCCCTGTAAGCCCACCAGCCAAGGAGACTATATGATACACACCGCTACCACCCCCTTCGATGTCCTTCAGTGGGTCTTCGCCGTAGCTCTGGTCATAGTCTGGTTTGCAGCCATGTCCGACCGGAATGACTGACCCCGAATCCCCTAGAAGCCCCTAGAAGCCCCTAGAAGCCCTCTAGGGGCTTTTTCTTTGATGGGTAGGGTTCTGACCTTACCCGCCCTCCCGAAGCCCTGTAGGCCCTGTAAAAGGCCTGCGGGGCTTTTGTCGTTTCTAGGGCCATTACAGGCTTCTGGGCCGCTGGCCAGCCCTGGGGTAGCTTAGCAGAAACCCGGGAATGCCCCTGGGAGCCTCTAGGAGGCCCCTAGAGGCGTTTTCTGGGCTGGCTAGTGTCCTTACCTTACCCGGGCCTCCAAGGGCTCCTAGGGCCTCTAAAGCCGTCCGGTCTCCACGGGCCTTCCGTGACTACCCAGATACACCTGGGGGCCTTCGACCGGGCCTATACTAGGTCAGCCCGAGCCGCCTAGGGGCCGCCTGAGGGCTATGCCGGAGGGTACTGGGCGCCCCGGGCCGGTATACTAGGTCAGCTCGAGCCATTGGGCTGGCCTGGGTTCCCCTGAGGCTCCCTGGGAAATTCCCTGGGGCCCGTCTGGGATCAAGGTGGGGGATCAAATCCTGGGGTTGACAGAGGGGGCGCAAGGGTCCAGAATCCCCCTGTCGCAACCAAGAACCCGAAGGGGGATCAAATGAAAGCACTGAACAAGCCCGCCGAACTGTACATGCCTGACCTGACCAAGGCTGCCATCTGGTGGCTCCGGTACACCTACGGCGAGGGCATGAAGTACAGAGCCCTACTTGCCAAGACCCACCCGGAGATGTACAATGTCCTCTGTCAGGCATTCGTCGATGAGACCCTGACCCCTGAGGACCTACAGGAGATCCTGGACCAGGTAGCCGAGGTGATCAACCTCGAGATCATCAAAGAGTAGCCCTTGACGACCCAGGCATTTCCCAGTACAATCCCTTCACTCCCTCAAACCTCCCGGAGAAAACCATGAGCAAAATCATCACCACCCTGTATACGGCCGAAGAAGGCGCCACCAAGTACCGTGTTGTCATTGACGCCCACGGCGAACTGTACTCCCTGGAAGCCGGCAGCATGGCTGCCCTGGCCCAGCTGATCCGGGACAACATCTTCCGGTACGGCCCGACTACCCTGATGCTCCGGGTCCCCGGCCCCCAAGGCTTCATCCTGCACCCGGTGGAGGGTATGGAGCATCAGGCCAAGACCAACCAGCGCAAGTGGGCCAAGGATGACCTCTACAAGATCGCTGTGATGGCCCTGGGGGCCTCCCCAGCTGGTTCCACCTGGAAAGACCTGGAGATCTGACCATGCTGCAACTGCACCAATACCCCGAAGGCCTGGTCAAGCTGGTAGATACCGTGTCAGGCCACGAGAGCCCCAAGTTCCGGTCCAAGCACAACCCACCACAGACCGTGGCTCTGTTCCACTCCCTGACAGCCCGGGGAGTCAAGTTCCATCAAGCCCTGCAAGAGCTGGGCTTCAAACCGGAGAAGTAACCATGTGGATTCTGCAAGCACGCATCTGGGAAACAACCTTCGAGATCACCCGGGGTACCCGGGATACCTGCGAGAGGGAGGCCTACAAGCGGTACAATGCCTGCCCAAGGCCGGGTACTGGTTGGAGTGGCCTGATGGGCCTCCCAGGTATCCCTCGGCTGGAGATTCGTCTGATCAAGGCTGAGGAAGAGCAAGCCCCTGAGTTCATCCCTAGTGAGGAGTGCTGATGGCTACCTTCGATACCCTGGTGGTGCTGTGCCAGCTTCTGGCCCTGGAGCCCACCGCCCACGTCACCTTTCGTGAGAGTGACCGGTACTTCAGCCTCCAGGTTGTAACCCCGGGGGCTACCTGCAAGGTACAGACCTCCTTCTGGGCTGGAGGTCAGGCAGAGTACCGCACTGGGGACACCCAGCTGGAAGCCACCACCAAGTACCCCAAGCGCTGGTCCGAGTATCTCCATGAAGGTTAACTGCCCCACCTGCGGAGGCCAGAAGAGTGCCTCTGCAGGGCCCTACAAGGGCCTCTGGGTGATCCACTGCCATCGGTGCGGTGAGACCTCCAGCAAGCCCCTGGAAGTGCCCCTGAGGCCTGTAGAGGCCCCGCAGGGCGCCCCCCGGGAGATCAAGCAGTACCATGAGCCCAGCGAGTCCGATCTGGCCTGGCTGGGCCGGTATGGGGTCTCCTGGAGGGATGCCCAGAAGTACGGCCTGTTCGCCGGGGATAGCCGCCTGTGGTTCCCCGGGGGAGGCTACCTGATTGGCCGAGATACCACAGGCCTGAACAAGCCCAAGTGGCTTACTCTCCGGAAGGAGGACATAGGGTCTATCCCGGTCCTGGACTGGGGGTTCAGGCCCGTAGTACCTCCCGGGGACTCCGGGATCACAGTAGTAACCGAGGACAGCATGGCAAGCCTGAAGGCTGCCCTGGCTGGCTTCCATGGGTTCCCATTGCTGGGGACGGCGGTAAACCAGATCAACCCGTTGGCCTTCTCAGGCCGTAAAATCTTGCACCTGCTCGACCCCGATCAAGCGGGGTACAGGTCAGGACAGAAGCTGCAATGGCTTCTGCGGGGACTGCCCTACCGGTCCTATAGCATCAAGGAGCCCAAGGAGTACAGCCTGGACCAGATCAGGGCCTTGGCTGCCTCCGCCTTCCCCAACCCACGGGCTGGTGGTTGACCACCTACAAGTAAGGGCCTATAATGCATACCCAAGATGACTGACAAAGACCTGCTCCGGGAGTCTGGAGCACACAACCGCCGCATCCTGAGGCTGTACGGACAACATCTCATTACCCGCACCGAGGCCATCATCTCCCTGAAGCTCATCTCGGGCTTGGGGACGGCCCAGGCCAAAGCCTACCAGCTCCGGGACCCGGAAATTCTCATCAAACTTGAAGCTGGAGTCGAATATGGTTCATACCTTTCGCCGTCTGATCTCCTCGCTACTGTCGCGAAGCAGACAGGAGCACACTTCCCCCGTTGAGGGTTATGTCTTCCAGGGAGGCTCCCTGAGGCTGCAGAAGGGGTCTCTCTTCGAGCTGGCAGGGGAAGTCTACCGGAAGGGCTACCGGACGGTAGGGAACATCGAGGGCCGCCTCCTGTTGGCCTTCTATGCCCCCAATGGCTGGCACATCGTCTACCAAGACAGCTACTCCCTGAGTTATGCAGGGAAACCCTTCGACATGCAGGCCCTCCTGAAGGTCCTGAAACTGCGCCAGGAGCAAGACAAATGAAGACCCCTCTGTACACCCTGGAAGCCCGTGTAAACGGCCGCTGGAAGCTCCTGGCGGGGATCCCGGAGTTCCCCCAGATGGACACCTGGGATAACCTGGTAGCCCTCTGGCAGGACCTGATGTACAACTCCAGACTGACCTGGGACATCTCAGAGGACGGCGGGGTACTCACGGCGGATGCCTGGGTCTCCCACCAGTGGTCCTGGATGTGGGGTCCTCTCGACTGGCGGGTACGTCGGGATGGGGTTGACCTCCCCAAGGCCACAATGTATGATGCATACACCTGGCTGACAGTTGACAGCCGATTCACCCCGACAGACATCGAAGCGGAGTACGACTATGAGTGAAACCATCTACGCCCTGACCTACACGAATGTAGGGGGCCACAACGTAGTTCTGAAGTCATGCCCCTCCCTGGAGGCCCTGACGATTTCCCCGTACTTCTACCTGGAAGGCTTCCAGGGGGACCTGGTGGTCCTTCACCCAGAGGGGGTGGAGTTTGTAGACCTGGTAGACGTACAGGTCTGGGTGTACCAGGACGGTCAGGCCATCTCCTGCCCCTTCCTGGACATTGAGGGCCTGTACATCCCCGTCGAGGAATACCACGTGACCCCGGTGCACTACCGGTACCACCTGATGGTCGTCAGGGAGACCATCGAAGGGGAAGCCCCGGTTTGCCTGGAGCTGTACCGGTGCTACCGGCACCTGGATGAGGCCTGGGAGGACTTCAAGTACCTGACCCTGTCCGGCCAGGCCCCCCTCCTGATGGACCGCATCTCTGGGGAGCCTGTGGAAGCATGACAGACCAGACCTCCCCCATTGAGGCGGGAGTCCTGGCTGGCCTGATCAAGTACAAGCAGGGGGATAAGTACCGCAAGGACTTCCCCCAGGGCTTCTCCCAGGCCTTCAAGGACTGCCTTGCTACCTACATGCAAGCCCCGGACGCCATCCCGGATGCCCGGACCCTCTCAAACTATCTCCACCTCCCCGAAATCAAGGGCCGCTACCAGAAGAAGTCTGCCGACTCCAGATGGGAAGCGGCCCTTTTGCTGTCTGAGGCGGCCGCAGTAGCCTCCCCGGCCTCCGAGGCAGCCATCCGGGAGGAGTACCTGGCCTCCCGTCTGAATACCCTCCTGCAGACCTACCTGGAGGGCGATCTGGGCTCCTTGGAGCAATCCCTGGAGGGCCTCCTGACCTCCCTGCCCCAGGCAGAAGAGGAAGACCCAGAGGACGCTACAGACAGCCTGGAGGGCATGCTGGCCCTGCAGGATGAGGACGCCCGGGGAACCCCCTGGGGCCTCCAGGACCTGAACCAGAAGCTCCGGGCTATAGTCCCCGGGGAACTGACGATCCTTGGGGGCTATGGGGGCCACGGGAAGTCCTCCCTAGCCGGTTACCTGGTCCTCAAGGGGCTGAAGCCGGACATGGGCCGGAAGGTCCTCTGGCTGAACAACGAAGGGCCAACCCCCAAGATCAGGCTCCGGGTCTACAGCATCCTCCTGGAGAAGTCCTACGAGGAGCTGAAGGCCGACCCACAGGCCGCCCAGGAAGCCTATGAGAAGGCCTTGGGGACGAACCAGGTCATTTGCCAGGGCATTCATGACATGTCCTGGAGGGAGGTAGAGGCAATCATCGAACAGCACAAGCCCGACCTGTGCATCATCGATATGATTGATAACGTCATAGCCCCTCCGATGGCCCGGCAGGACCAGGAGCTGACCTGGTTGTATGCCCGGGCAAGGCAGCTGGGGGTCAGGCTGGGTTGTGCCATGCTGGTAACCTCCCAGATCAATGCCCGGCAGCCCGGGAACCAGTACACCATGAAGCCCACCCGGTTTGACCTCCTGGGGTCCAAGGCGGGTAAGGCAGGGGCATGTGACAACATCATCCTCATGGGTTACAATGAGGAGTACCCCAACCTCAGGTACATCAACATCGACAAGACCAAGAGCCAGCGCTCTGGGGCTAACCTGAGTGCTCCCCTGGTCTACTCATTCGATATCGCAAGGAGTCAGTATGTCACGATCTGAATCAAGTCTCCCCTGGGTCCTCTTCGTTCCCTACAAGACCGGCCCAGACATCAAGGAGCGGGAGGGCCTGAAGGCTCCCCGGCGGGATGTAGTAGCCCGCCTGCCTAACGGCACGGATGCTTCCTACAGCTACTATGACTTTGCCCTGGAGGGCTACCTGGAGGCTCCCCATGTCTAAAGTGATCCGCGCCTGGGACATCGAGACCACGGTGGCCCCGGGAAACGGCCGGAAGGCTTCCCCCTTCAACCCTGCTAACTGGGTCGTGGCCATGGCCTGGGCTGACTATGACCCCGTGGGCTTCACGGCTGGGGGCCAGAAGGTCCAGATGACACAGGTAACCCGCAGGTACTGGGCCTTCAAGGACCGGTCGGCCTACGATGAGAAGGTACAGGCCCTCCGGGAGCAGGCCGAGATGTTCCCCGAGCTGGGTACCCCAGTGCTCCCCCCGAAAGCTCTGATTTACCCCGGGGACGGTTGGTTTGAGGAGGTCCTGGAGGGCGCGGACATCCTCTGTGGGGCCAACATCAAGTTTGACCTCCAACACGCCCTCTACAACAAGCCCAAGAACCAGGAGGCCTACTGGAACTGGGTGGCCAAAGGGGGCCGCATCTGGGACATCCTCCAAGCTGAATACATCCTGGGCTATGCCGCCCCAGAGGTACAGTTCGGTGGGGAGTTCTCCAGCCTGGAGGGGGTGGCCAGCCGGTATGGCGGTACCGCCAAGCTGGACCAGGTAAAGGCTATGTGGGCCCAAGGGTACGATACCCCGGACATCCCCCGGGACATCCTCCTGGAGTACCTCTGCGGGAAGTATGACGAGGACATCTGCGAACACGGGGACATCGGGAATACCCTCCTGTCCGCCATTGCTCAGATGAAGGAAGCCCAGAAGCGGGGCAAGGTCCGCCAGTGGCTGAAGGTCGAGATGCTCTACATCCAGACCTTGGCCGACATGGAGATGAACGGTCTCCATATGGACCGGGAGAAGGCCGAAGCCTTCCGGGAGGAGTCTCTGAAGAAGGTCGAGGAGGCCCGGGCTACCCTCCTGTCCTACCTCCCTGAGGAATTCAGGGACTGCTTCAGCTTCTCCTCCCTCTTTCACCGCTCTGCCTACCTCTACGGGGGTACCATCAAGGCCCAGGTAGAGGGCTGGCAGAACAAGGATGGGGAATGGTCTCGTACCAGGTGGCCTGAAGGGCAGCAGGCCTATGCCCAGATGGATGCCTGGGAGTTCATCCTGGACAAGGATGGCAACAAGATCCCCACCCAGGCCATCCGGGGAGCCCATGAGGGCTTCAGGGCCCGGAAGGTCAAGGTGGATGACCCCAGCAAGCCTAAGTTCAAGAAGTCCCTGGAAGTCACTGTAACCCTCCCCCGCCTGTTGGACCCGCCGGAAGGCTCCGAGATGGCCTATGAGGGCGTCTGGAGTACCGCCGGGGAGATCCTGGAGGAGCTTCCGGAGAAGGATCCCCGGGTAGCCGCCCTGAAGGAACTGGTCCTCTGGGAGAAGGACGTCAAGGGCTCCTACTGGTTCATCGACCCCAAGGGTAACAAGAAGGGGCCCATGACCTTCCTGGGGCAGGACGGGATCATCCACCCGTCATTCCAGGCCAACGGTACGGAGACTACCCGCATTGCCGCCAAGGCGCCCAACGTCATGCAGCTGTCTAAGGTAGGCAGGGTGAAGGAGGCCTATACCACCCGCTTCCCCGGCGGGGTCATAGGACAGGCCGATTTCACCAGCCTGGAGATGTACGTAGCCCAGTGGCTCTCCGGGGATCAGGGGCTAGCCGATGTTCTGGGGAAAGGTAAGGACATCCACTGTCTGACTGTGTCCGTCACCAAGGGCATCCCCTATGAAGAGGTGATGGCCCGGAAGGAAGCGGGGGACCCTGAGATCAAGCGGCTCCGCCAGGAAGCCAAAGAGCCCCGGTTCGCCATGACCTACGGGGCGGGCGTCAAGAAGATTGCCTGGTCTACGGGCCTCCCAGAGGCTGACGTGCAGGCCATCATGGATGCCGACAAGCAGATGTTCCCCGGGTACTACGCTTTCATTGAGCAGCTCATGGCTCACCTGAACGCCAACAAGGTACCCACCGGAGAGCCCCGGGTTCATCCCCTGGACCCCACCCAGAGATGGCAGCCCGCCATCGCTACCTGGGAATCCCCCTACGGCCTCACCTTCGGGTGGGAGACCGAACCCTCTCCCCAGTTTGCCCTGGACAAGGGCATCACCGAGTCCATCAAGCCCACCAAGGCCAAGAACTACTCCGTCCAGGGTACTGGCTCCTCGGCCAATAAGTGTGCTGGTGTGGCTGCCTTCCTGTACAGGGCTCACCACCCCGAGTACCGGAGAGTCCTCCCGATTGCCCCCGTCCATGACGCGAACTACTGGGACATCCCAGCGGACCTGGTGGAACCCGGGGTAGCCCTCTTGCAAGCCTCTATGATGGCGTGCAATAATGTCCTCCAAGCTCTCGGCCTGAACACCCAGGTAGCTGTCCCTGCTGTCACCACCTATGGTCCCTGCTGGAAGGAGCTGGAGGGAGACAAGACGGTTGACAAGGACGACCCCCAGGTGGTACAGTTCATCTCGGAGCTGACCTCCAAACCCTTCCTCAAGGAGATCTTCAAATGACCGAACAATTCAATCCCCTGTCCCTGATCCAGGACGCCGACGCTGCTGAAGCCTTCGACATCAAGAGTGGTGGTGGCCAGTCCCTGGAGCCCCTGCCGGCCGGTGTGACCCTCCAGGCCCGCCTCTGCGGTTATGTAGAGCTGGGCGTCCATGAGGACACCAACCCCCAAGGCCAGGTCCGGGACAAAGAGGAGGTCCGCCTCTTCTTCCAAGTCTGGGGCAAACAGCTCCAGAAGGACGCCGAGGGTAACCAGATCCCCCGCTCGGTGATGCTGTACATCAACAAGTCCGCCTCGGACAAAGGCCACTGGCTGAAGGTCTTCAACACCCTGAACCATGATGGCAAGCGGAACAATATGGCTGCCCTCCTGGGTGCCCCCTGCCGGGTTAAGCTGGTAGCCGGTACCTCCAAGGACCCCAGTAAGCCCGCCCAAGCCCGCCTGCGGCCGGACGGCATCACCGGCCCGGTGGTCGAGGTGATGGACGAGGACGGTAACGTGACGGGTTCCCGGATCATCAATCCCCCGATGGTGGACGCCTCGGAAGTCAAGGTCTTCCAGTTCCACAGGGGCACCCGGGAGCAGTGGGACACCCTCCCGTACTTCCTCCAGGAAGCCATCAAGGAGGCCAAGAACATCGAGCAGAGCCCGGCCAAGGACTTCCCCCTGAAGGAAGCCCCTAAGAGCCGCCAAAAGGCCGCTGAAGGCGATCAAGAGGGAGCCCAAGGGGAAGCCCCTAAGGCAGCCCCGAAAGCCCCTCAGAAGCCCGCTACGCCGGCCACTGACGATGACCTGTTCGGAGACGACGACCTGTGAGTACCGACCGTCCACTGGTGCTGGTGGACGGTGACCCCCTGGCCTACAAGTATGGCTCCCTGAATGACCCGGCTCTCGCCGAGTACCAGGTGGGCCTACGGGTGGGCCAGCTCCAGAGCCTGGGGGAAGTCAGGGTCTTCCTGACCTCCCCAAGCTCAGTCAAGGGGTACCGATACCACATAGCCAAGACCGCGCCCTACCAGGGCAACCGTAGTGACAGCAAGGGGACGTTCCCCTGCAAGGGCCGTGTAAGGGCCTACCTGAAGTCCCTCCCCGGGACCCAAGAAACCTCTCTTCTCGAAGCTGATGACCTCCTTGCCCAAGCCTCCCGCGAAGCCCCCGGCAGTCTCATCTACTCCCCTGACAAGGACATGATGGGACTGGCTGGGGGCTTTTTGCGTCTGGAGAACCCCCTGATGGAACCCACCTGGGTAGCCCCTGAGGCTTCCTGGTGGGACCCAGAGAGGAAGAACTACTGGGGCTGGCGGCAGCCCCTGTACCAGATTCTGACTGGGGACCGGGCTGACAACATCAAACCCCTCCTCCCTTCCCTGAAGCCCAAGCAAGCCCGGGAAATCCTGGATGCCTCTGGGAGCCGCCAGGAGGCCCTACAGGCCGTCATGGACCTCCTCCTGGGGTCAGGGGTCCAGCCAGAGAGGATCGTTGAACAGACGGCCCTTGTGGCCCTCTCAGGGGCTCCTAACCCAGCCAAGAGGGTTGGGGAGTTCTGGGGAAGGTTGACAGGGAGGCCCCTGCTCCCTACAATGCAATCACTCTCAGACACCTGGAGAACATCATGGTTGCAATCCTCCTGAAGCTCTTCGGCTTCACCATCTCAGCCTGCTGGCTGATCTTCCTCATCAAAGCCGCCGGAGGCGGGGCTACCCGGTACTCCGGAGATGATCGTCAAGGAGCCGGAAGTGACTACTAAACTGACTGCAGGGGATGTAGGCCCGTATCGGGCTATCCTCCTGATCCGCCAAGGGGGCCTGTGTGCCCTCTGTGGGGAACCCCTCAAAGAACGGGACGTCCTGGACCATGACCACAAGCATGGGCATATCCGAGGCGTCCTCCACGCGGGTTGTAATAGCCTTCTCGGGAAGCTCGAGAACAACTATCGTCGATATGGGGTCCAGAGCCTCCACAAGTTTCTGGCCGGGGCAGGTGCCTACCTGACCCGGGGAGACCGGATCCCCCTCGGCGAACGCGTATTACACCCCACCTTCAAGACCCCGGAGGAAATCCGGGAAGCCCGTAATGCCAAGGCCAGAGCCCGTAGGGCAGCGGCCAAGGAGAAGAAATGAGCCGCCCTGCCCACGCCAAGGACTACAAAGCCGCATACGGCAAGCTGATTGTCCTGGACATCGAGACCACCCCACACCTGGCCTATACCTTCGGCCTCCGCAAGACCACGATCCCGATGGAGAACGTCCTGAAGGAGTCCTCCATCCTCAGCTTCTGCTGGAAGATCTACGGGGAGTCCGAGGTCTTCTATGAGGCTATCCCCCTGGACCAGGAGGATAAATGGGACGACAGGGAGCTGGTGCTGAAGCTCCATAGGCTGCTCAGCAAGATTTCGGGGGCTGCTGGGCACAACTTGGCTGCTTTCGATATCCCCACGATCACCCGCCGCTTCTTTCATCACAACCTCCCCCCGGTCCCCAAGTTCCACGTCGTGGATACCCTGACGATGGCCAAGGAGACAGGCCGGGGACTCTCTAACAAGCTGGCCTACCTGACCAGGGGGCAAGACCTGGAGAAGAGCGCCCATGGGAAGTTCCCCGGAATGGCCCTCTGGATGCAGTATCTGGCGGGCAACCCGGAAGCCTACGAGGAGATGATGGCCTACAACATCATGGATGTCCGATCCAATGAGGTCCTCCTGAATCGCCTCCTGCCGTACTCCAATGTCTACATCCCAGGCCAGCGGGAAGCCGCTGAACGGAATGACGCCCCCACGTGCTTCTGCGGTTCCTCGGACCTCCAATCCCGGGGCTTCTACACTAGCCGTAGTGGTAAGTACCGCAGGTACCGCTGTAACCATTGTGGTAAATGGTTGTCCTCCAGGCTCTCCGAGAAGGGTCAGGGTAGTATCTCCCGGAACGTTCTGAGGAGTGGGAACCAATGATCGACTACAAACAAGACAAGGCCAAGGTGGACCTGACCCTGGTCCATCTGGATATGGCCCCCACCCTGGAAGCCTGTGCAGCTCTCCTGCAGGATTCCCTGAAGCGTCGGGGATACCCCCGGAACGGCTACAAGGACCTCCTGGGCTCCGAGGACCGCCTGATGGCTGCCTGCTACCGGCACATGGCTGCCATGGCTACTAACCGGTGGGCCCTTGACCCCGACTCGGGTATGCCCCACCTGGTCCATGCCATCACGAACCTGATGATGCTCCACGAGTACCTTCTCCGCCACGGGAAGGCCCCCGAAACCCCGCAGGCTTGACAAGCCACCCCAAAAGCCCCAGAATCTCTCCTGTCCCGGGAACGGTTCTGGGGCTTTTCTCATCTCTACCCTTGGAGAACACCATGGAAGGTCTGACCTCGCTTACCTTTGCCGGCTTGCTGGCACTCACTGAAGTAGTCCCGGGCTTCACGGTCCGCTCGGAAGGTCCCCGGACCATCATCACGTACCCTGAGGTACAGTACATCGTGGACCATGACCGCTGGCTGCGGGGTTGCATCCGGGAGGATGCCCAGGTCCGTACCGTGACTGGTGACAACGGCCTGGCCTACAACCTGCACGTCTCGACCGGGGATGTCCGGGAGAGCTGCGAGGACCTCCGGGTCCATGACTATGCCTTGTGGATTGACCAGGTTCGTGAGAACCGTCGGAAGCATATCCGGGATGCCAAGATCAAAGCTCAACACAACCGCAAGGAGGCCAAATGATGATCCTGATGTACACCCGCTCGGGCTGCATGCCTTGCAAGGCCGCTAAACGGCTCCTGGATCAATTGATGGTGCCCTATAGTGTCTTCACCTTACCCGATGGTCCGGAGGCCGTAGAGGGCCTTCCTGAGGCTCTGAGGGGCTATACCCAGCTGCCCATCATTGTCTTCCCGAATGGCTCGGTGGAAACTGGCTTCCACCCGGACCGAATCAAGAAAGCTTGCCAGAACCTGTAAGTAGCAGTACCATAGCAGTACCCCAACAAGGCCCCTAGGCCTCCTAGTAGTTGCCAGAGTAAGCAGGAATGCCCTCAGGAAGCTCTAGGAGGGCCCTAGGGGCCTTTTTTCGTCCCGGTAGGGTTCTGACCTTACCGGGCTCACCCAGAGGCGCTATGGGCCTCTAATCGCGTCGGAGGACGTATGGTCGATAAACAAGCAAGACAGGAAGCCCGGGAGCGGGTGTATCAGCAGCAGGTGGCGGAGCTGGTCAATTCCCGGTGGGAAGAGCTAGCCGCCAAGGGGGCCGGAGGAGGCACAGCGGCCGCCAAGGTCCTCCTCCAGAAGTACCTTCCCCTGGCCATCACCGGTTGGAGGGCTGCTGAACGGGTGGCTACCCAGGGCCAGCGAGCCATGAACAAGGTGGACCGGATTGGTCTGGAGCGGACCCTGGTGGTCTGCCTGGTGGCTGCCCTAAACCAGCTGATGAAGCAAGGGACGGTTAACCGAACCACCCTGATTGGGGTGGTGGCTGGGGCCTTGGATGATGCCGCTATCATTGGTTCCCTGTGGGCCACCGACAAGCAGGCCGCCAAGTTCCTGGCTGAACGGGCCAAGAAGGAGCAGGCCGGCCGGGAGAAGTACGTGAAGATGGCCAAGAAGTCCCTGGCCTCCTTGGGCTCCAAGGGGCTCCAGAATCCCATCTTCGATGACCCGGCGAGCCCCTTGCAGTTTTGGGACCGCAAGGAGGCCCGAGGGATGGCTATGGTCCTCCTGAGTGCCCTTCTGGGCTCCGGGATGCTCTCCGAGGAGATCCTCCGGCGTAGTGGCAAGCCTATCACCCTCATATCCCTTTCCGAGGAAGCCCAGGAGATGCTAGCCAAGGAGATTGCCCGGCTGGCGGATGCCCCGGGAGCCGCAGGCCCTATGGTGTGCCCTCCCCTCCCGTGGTCCAAGGGGGTGCCCGGGGGTTACCTCCTACCCACCCTCCAGAAGGTCAACCCCCTAGTCCAAGGCGCCCGTTGGGTACAGGGGAAGGAGATGCCCCTGGTCTATCAGGCCGTGAATACCCTTCAGGGGACTGCTTGGCAGGTGGATACCCGGGTTCTGGATATCCTCCAACAGGTGGCTACCCTCCCCCAGCTCAAGCACCACGTCCTGGAGAGTGCCCGGGTGGAGATGCCCGAGGTAGGCGAGGAGATGCAGGAACTGCTCCTGAAGAAGCGGGAAGGGGAGGCTACCCCGGAGGAACTCCAGGAGATCCGGGACTTCATGGCCCAAAGGCGGGAAGTCCACCAGGCCCAGAACCGGGTCCGACAGGCTACCCTTCGGTTTACCACAATCCTCGGGGAGGCCCAGGGGCTCCGGGAGGAGGAGGAGCTGTACTTTGTCTGGTTCATGGACACCCGGGGCCGGATGTACCCCCGGGCCTTTGGCCTGAATCCCCAGGGATCCGACCTCCAGAAGGCCCTCCTGAGGTTCCGGTATGGGTCTGCTATCCGGAATGCCCGGCAGGTGGAGCTGTGGAAGACCAATCTGGCCCAGCTCTGGGGGGAAGACAAGCTGTCCTACAAGGACTCCGTGGTCTGGGTAGACGACCATGAGGACCTGATCCTCCGGATGGCTGAGGAACCCCTGGAGTACACCGAGTGGCTGGATTGTGATGCCCCCTGGCAGTTCATCCAGGCCGCCATGGAATACCGAGAGTGGAAGATAGACCCCCGGGGATTCCGGTCTCATATCCCCATCAACCTCGATGGTAGCTGCAATGGTGTACAGCACTGCTCAGCTATCCTCCGGAATGAGGTCACTGGGAAGGCAGTAAACCTCCTTCCGGGGCTTCCAAGGCAGGACCTGTACCTGGAGACCTCCCAGGCGGTAGAAAAGGCCCTGAGGGCCTCTACGGACCTCCCAGAGGTACTTCGGCCCTTCCTCTCCCATGGAATCCCCCGGGCCATGGCTAAGAAGGTCACCATGACGGTCCCCTACGGATGTACTGCCTACGGGGTCCCTCAGGGCCTCCTGGATAGCTATCTCTATGGGGCCCATGTGGAAGGGCTTCCAGAGGACAAGAAATTCCAGGCAGCCTGGGCCCTCAAGCCCTTTGTCTGGGGGGCAGTACAGGAGGTCCAGGAACCCACCCTGGCCTTCCTTCAGACAGCCCGGGATGCCCTGGCGGCCTATATGGCCAAGTGGGATTACTGGCGGATCAAATGGTCTACCCCAGATGGCTTCCCGGCCTCCCAGGTCTATCTGGCCCGGGAGACCCATGAGGTTGCCGGGTGGTGGGGAGGGCAGGCAGTCAAGATCATCTTCCGGGACCGGTTCTCCACCAAGGGGGACGTCAAGAGGGCTGTCCGGAAGAACCTGGCTGCCTTCCCCCCAAACCTGATTCACTCCCTGGACGCTGCCCATATGCGGGAGGTCATCCGGAGGATGGGGGATCAAGGGTGTACGGACTTTGCTATGATCCATGACTCCTTTGGCTGCCCTATCGGCTATGCCGACCTCCTCTGGTCCACAGTCAGGGAAGCCTTCTATGACCAGTACAAGGAGTACCAGGTACTCCCCCTACTCTTGGATGAATGGGGAGTAGCGGACACAGTTACGGCCCCTGGAGTTGGTAGTCTGGACCTAACCGGTATCCTCCAGTCTGAGTACGCCTTCAAGTAAGCCCTAGGGGCCCTGCTCAAAACGTGAGCAGACCCTATAGCACCCCCTGATGCCCGGAGATTGGCTCTACAAGCCAGTCTTCGGGCTTTTTGCATTTCCGGAGGGGCTAATCCTGGCCTTCCCCTTGGAATTTCCCTCCTCCTCGGAGAGAGAAGATTGGATTCCAGTCCTCTCTTTCCCCGGCCTCATCGACCGACACCGACCGACGTACAGCTATCCCCTGACCTTCCTTGGCTCCCCTTGGGCTGCCCTTGGAGGGGAGGGATAGAGGGTACAGAGGGAGGGGGAGGGAGATAGGAATCCGGCCCGTAGTAAGCCCCCAAGGCTTACGGAGGGAGAGCAAACCTAAGGAAGCCCTAGGATTACCCTAAGGAAGCCCCAGGAAGCCCACATGCACTTCACGCTCCGCGTGGACTCCATGTGAGTACCCTAGGACTACCCTAGAGATACCCAAGGACAGCCCAGGAAAGCCCTAGGATATCCCTTGGATACCCGGGACTACCCAGGGGAATAGGGAAGCGGAATGGGGGAAGGGGGGAGCCTTTACTAATATAAGATATGTCAGAGCTCTGAGCCGACCCCAGACCTACCCAGCAACCACCAACAAGTACCCTCAAGGAGGTACCATGGAACATGACGTGAATACCCCTGAGGGTATCGAAGCCCTCATCGAAGAACAGACCCAGCCCCCCCAATGGCTCCCTGGCCAGAGGCTGGAGGGCTACCGGGATATCCTGACTGATTGGGTCAAGGAGACCTACCCGGACCCTTCCCCTGAGTTCATCCAAGCCAAGGTCCAGTATCTGGTCTGGGAGTACTACCAGGGAGTAGCCCTGGATCACTTCCTGGAAGACACCGGCTGGGAGATGGATGAAGCCCCGGAGGACCCTGAGGAGCCCCAGGAGGGCTCAGGGGCCTCTGAAGGGGAAGAGGAAGCTCCTGACCTTACCTCGGCCCTTGAGGGCCTCAGAGGGCCTGTATGGCGGTCCTATGGCCATCTTATCCGGAAGCCCTACTCCAATGCCGTGAAGGCAGATGCTCTGTGTGATTACCTCCTGCAAGCCATGGAGGATACCGGGGAGATCCGGACCCAGAATGGGAAGAAGCTGTACGAGACCCTGGCCAAGCAGATAGATGCCTTCTATGGAACCAAATGACCTCCGGATGGCCTTATCCAGGGCCCAGCTCCGGGAGCTGCTGAGGAAGCTCCCCAAGCCCAATGTCCCCAAGGACCAACTGGAAGCCGGGTTCCTCCTGGGCATCCAGTACGTCCGGGACCTCCTCCAGGAATACATCAAGGAGTAGTCATGAGCTTTTTCAAGAAGGTAGTCCGAGGGCTCTTCGGGTCCGGGCAGTCAGCCCAGACCAGGGCCTTCAATGAAGATTGGGCCAACCAGATGGCCCTGAAGACCGCAGAGGGGCAGGCCCAGGCCTATGCCCTCCAGTCCCAAGCCAAGCTGATGGACCTGCAGGACCAGATGTCCCTCCAGGCCCAGAAGGAAGAGGAGGAGCGGATGCGGATGAACAAGCTGAGGGTGGAATCCGGGACAGCCGGCGCCCGTAACTTCTTCAAGTGGGGAGGCTGACCATGGCCGTCCCGTATCAAGCCTCCCTGGCCTTCGATGAGCCGGCCGAGGGGGAGACCCCGGCCCAGACCTGGGACCGCCTCCAGAGGGCCTCTATGGAGGTCCGGAGGCGTGCGGAGCTGAATAGCTCCCTGACCTTCCCGGAGGTCTACAATGAGGAGGCCAGTAACCCTGATGACCGGCCTACCCAGACCGGCTTTCATAGCCTGGGCTATCAGGGGATGAACAGCTTTGTGAACAAGCTGTCCACGGCCCTCTTCAGTTCCTCCTCGGGCTTCTTCAGGCTATCTCCAACCCAGAAGGGATGGGAGCAGCTCCAGGAGGCCTTCCCGGGCAAGACCAAGGGAGAGCTGGAAGCCTCCCTGGCCCAGATGGAGCGGGATGCCGTCAAGGCATGGTCCCGCCTGGGAGACCGGGATAAGCTGACAGAGGCCCTGGCCCATATCGCCATTACCGGGCAGACCTGCATCTGGTTCGACAAGAACCTGAAGCAGATGCGGGTAATCCCCCTGACGAACTATGCCCTCCGGAGGTCCACAGATGGCAACATCCAGACCCTGGTCATAGCTGAGACCCTGGCGGTCCTTGACCTGGCCAAGCCCCTCCAGGAAGCCGTCTATAGGGCCCGTGGGGACACGACCAGCCCGGAGACAGGGGTAACCCTGTACCACCGGTGGAAGCGCCTGGACAAGGCCAAATACGTCTATGAGGCCTCCGTGGAGGACTCAGAGGCTGAGGTAAGCCTCCGGAAGGAAGTATCCCTGGAGAAGCTCCCGGTTCATTGCCCGTACTGGAAGCGGGGAGACCAGGCCAGCTACGGCATAGCCATGGTGGATGGCATCGTAGCGGACCTCCTGCGGTACAACGACCTGGCCGGGATGCTCTACGAGGGTGTAGATGCCCTGACCGACTGGCGGACCCTGGTTAACCCCGGTGGTCAGACGGATGTCGAGGACTTCAAGAACACCCGGAGAGGAGAGGCCGTAGCGGGCCGGAGGGAGGACATCAGTACCTCCGAGACCGGTAACCCGGCAGTCCTCCAGTTTGCCGCCCAGGAGATGGAAGCCCTGGAGAGGCGGATCAATGGGGCCTTCCTCCGGGAGCTTAACCTGTTCCGCCAAGGGGACCGCATTACTGCCGAGGAGATCCGGACCCTCAAGAACGCCCTTGACGGTCAGTATGCGGCCATGTATAGTGCCCTTGCTCACCGGCTGCAGCTGCCCCTGGCCAAGTGGATCGTTGAGCTTTCTGGGGTTCCCCTGGATGACTCCATCGAGGTGGACATACTGACTGGGGATGCAGCCTTGACAAGGACCCTGGAGGTCGGTAACCTGGTGCAGTCCTTCCAAGCCTTGGCTTCCCTGGCCGCTACTCCCCCGGAGCTGCAGCAGAGGATCAATTGGCAAGCAGCGGCAGCCCTGATTGGCACGGGCTTCTCGGTAGAGCTTGACAGCATCCTGAAGTCTGAGGCAGAATTCCAACAAGAGCAGCGGGCACAGCAAGAGCGAATGATGGCCATGCAAGTGGCTGCCCAGCAAGCAACTCAACCCCCCGAGGTAACCAATGAACGACGAACAGAATCTGCCTCCCCTGGTAATGCCCCAGGACACCCCTGAGGATGATCCGGTAGCCCCGGAAGAGGAAGTCCCCGCCTCAGCCCCTGAGGAGCCCCAAGAGGCCCCCGAGGAGGCTGAAGAGGAGGACCTGACCTATACCGAAGAGGCTGAGCTTGACTCGGCCATCCAGGCTCCCCTGGAGATCGGCCTGAAGATGCTGGCCGAGATTGGCATCAAGAAGGGCCACCCGGCCCTGGAGAAAGCCCGTAACGGTGACTTCGGGGCCCTTGAGGCTGTCCTGGAGCACCTGGGCGACAAGAATGGCAAGGCTGCCCTGGGCCTCCTGCAGCATGCCTTCAACTTCCACCAGCAGAAGGTTAAGCTGGCTCAGGCCAAGCTGAACCAAGAGCTGTATAGCATCGCCGGGGGCAAACAGCAGTTCAATGAGCTCCTGGCCTTCGCCAAGGAGCATGCCTCCCCGGAAGAGCAGGAAGCCTTTGACGCTGACATGAAAGCCGGCGGCCGGGCTGCCAAGCTGGCCGTGGAGAACCTGAAGCTGTACCAAGCCCTGGCCGCCCAACGGGCAGAGCAAGGGGCCGGTGAACGGGCCTTCCAAGAGACCGTTGCCCGGAACCCCCTGGCTTCGGCCAGTGCCCCTGCCCAGAAGGCCAAGGATGTCTTCCAGTATGCTGAAGAGCTGGAAGCTCTGTACGCCCAAGGGCACAACGATAACAGCCCTGCAGTACAACGAGTGATGCGTGCCTGGGCACGTAGTCGCTAAGGGCCCTAGAAGGCCCTTGACAGCCCCCGGGGAGCTGGGTAGTATCTTCCCCGGACCAACAATCCAAATCGCCCTACGGGGCATCCTAGGGGCTTCTAGCCCCGTCCCTAAGAGAGAGCAAGCAACATGGCTAACACTCCGTCCCTGAAAGACCTGGTCCTGCCTGGCAAACTGGGTTCGACGGCTCAACCGATTAACTCGGCCACCTATCAGCAACAAGGTGCCCCGACCAGCCGTGAGCTGCAGATTGACCTGCTGCAGAAAGGCGTGGAGCGCTCCCTGCGTAACCACAGCGCCGTGGCACACATGATGCCCCAGCGTATGATCTCGGGTACCTCGACGGTCCGCATTGACGCCATGGGCGGCGGCGGCCTGGGTGTCAAACGCCGTGGTGAAGCCCCGGAACTGCAGAACTACAAGTTCGGCAAATCGAGCTTCACGATCGATACCCCGGTGATCGCCCGTGCAGCCATCGAGAAGATCGACGAGGTCTCCAACCACCTGCCGGCTATCCGCATGATCGCTGAAGAGCAAGGCAAGGACCTGGCCCTGTTCCTGGACCAAATGTACATCATCGTGGCTACCAAGGCCGGTATGATGACCCAGACCCCGTTCCAAGGCATGACGGGTGTCAACGGCTTCTCGGGCGGTAACCAAGTGACGATGGCGTCCGCTGCCGACAAGAATGACCCGGCCAAGCTGTTCAACGCCTTCCGTCAGCTGCGTACCCAGTTCCGTAACAAGAACGTTGACTGGGTCCGTGATGGCAACGTGATCCTGGTCTCGAACGAGACCCTGGAAGTCCTGCTGTCGAACGAGATGCTGACCGACCGCAACATCAAATGGTCGGACGGCACCGAGGTGAACGGTGTGGTCCTGCGTAACTTCGGTATCCCGGTCGTGGCGACCAACCAGTTCATCGGTGGTCAGAACATCACGAACCACCTGCTGAGCAACGCAGCCAACAACAACTTCTATAACGTGGACGCCACCAAGCTGGTTGCCACGGTGGTCTCGGCCAAGGCCCTGCAAGATGGCTTCTTCTGGAAGCCGCAATCGACCATCAAGTGGGACGACGTTGACCTGTGCACCTATGCCACCACCTGGATGGCCTGCGGTGCTGGTGTGGCTCGTCCTGAGTATGCTGGCGTGATCATGACCGCCTAATCCTGAAGTAGTAACCGTGTCCCCGGGTTGACGGGGAGCCATAAGGGCTCTATCCTTCGGGGTAGGGCCCTTTTTTTCGTCTCTGGGCCCTAAGGAGAACACATGACAGAGTTAGACATCTGCAATGCTATGCTGGCCCAAGAGGGCCAAGACCCCCTGACCACCCTGGACCCTTCCCACCCCTCCATGGCCCGTATCCGGGCTATCATCCGGAGGCAGCATGAAAGGCTCCTGGGACAGGGCTACTGGTTCAATACCCCGGTAGTGGAGCTGACCCAGAATCCCCAGGGAGAGCTGATCCTCCCCGCGAATACCCTGGCCGTCCGGGAGTACCTGGACACTCCCCAGACCTTCCTGACCCGCCAAGGGAATCTCCTGCTGCCCACAGATGCCTCCCCGGTGCCTCAGAAGGTCACCCTGAGACTGGTAGTCCTGATCCCCATCACGGATATGCCTCAGGTAGCCCTGGAGTACCTGTCCGCCCTGTGCCAGCTGGAATTTGCCCGGACACACATCAAGGACCCCACTGAGGTAGATGGGGCCATGAGACTGGTCCAGGAGACCCGTATGGCCCTCCGGGCTGAAGCCATCCGGCAATCCCAGTTTACCCCGGGGGGCACCACGTATACCCCGGCCCGCTGGGCATACAACCGGAACCGGGTTAACCGCCTGGCCGGCAGTAGCTACCAGCCCTGGGACACCCTCGAGATCGGGAGGCGGTAATGAGAGCTGTTTCTGGTGAATTCAAGGACATTCAGGCGGGCATCTGGGAAGTCCTAAACTCTAACTGCCCTTCAGGGGCCGCTGTGGACGCCTACAATGTGGACTTCCCTAGTCAGGGAGGGGTCCGTGCAAGGCGGACCTTTGACCCACTGGCTTCCTACCCGGGCCAGGAAGGGGGAGCTGGGAGCTGCTTTGCCCTCCCCTGGGAGAGTGGCTGGATCGCCTTCAAGCGCACCTCGGCCACCACAGAGGCCCCTATGTGGGGGCCCGGGGCGTCCTTCTCCCGCCCCTTGGTTTTTCATGGGGCAACCATCGGCTCTGGCACCCTCCTGCTGCACCAGAATGGCCTCCTAACCTTCTCCAAGGGGGCAGTGGTGGCCCCCAAGGATAAGGCGTACGTGACGGTCCTCTCAGGGGCGGCTGAGACCAAGTACCGACTGGATGTGGGGGCGGGCTGGGCGGAGTACTATGCCCCTCAGACCACGGACCCCAATGCCCTGGGGTACTATGAGAGGCCCAAGCTGGACCTATCCTCCCTGAACCTGTACTCGGGTACTTCGGTCTCCAGGGAGTTCTCCACGAACCTCCCGGGTAGCATGTGGTTCCGGGACGAAGAGTACCCCCACCTGATTACCTGCTGGGGTGTCAAGAGCGGTAAGGGCGGCTTCCAGTTCCGGGAGTGGCTGACTGGCTTGCAACGGGTCAGTATGGATGGTACCTCCCTGTCCATGATTGGGGCCTATGAGGGTAACCCGAACCCGACTAACCCCTCCGCCTACTCTCTCTGGGGTATCGGGTCAGCCTCCGGGGATGGTAAGGGCACCTGGCGGCCGGTGATCCCCTATAGCGATGACCCCAATAGCCCTTGCCAGAAGCTCCTGACCGGCCGGGGGGGTCGTGGGGTAGCCCTGTACTTCACGTACAATGAGCGCCAGCTCAACCCCTCCTATAACCTCCAGCTTCAGGAAGCCAACCACCGGTACCAGGAGCAACTCCTCCAGTGGCAGACAGAGGTCCAGAAGCGCACCCAGCCCTCCTATATCGCCCAGAAGCTGGTGGAGCAGCTCAGGGGCATCAACGTCACGGCCCGAATCCTTGAGGGGGCTTCCAATACGATCGTCATCGAGGGGCAGAACCCTGTAACGGTCACGGACTCTGGTACGGGTACCGCCATGAGGGCAGTCTCCCTGAAGTCCGCCAAGCTGGCTGATCTACCGGCCCGGGCAGAAGACGGGGACTTGGCCTTGGTAGATGGCCTGACCTTCCGGTACAGTCGGAGCACAGCTAGCTGGAAGGAGGCCGCCCCTTACCAGATGGAGGTCACCAATACGGCTATGAGCTGGTTTGGGGGTACCTCCATGATCGGCCTGGACAACCGGGGCCTCTGGGCCATCAAGCGCCCAGCAGTGGGTACAGAGGAATCCCTGGCTGATGTCTTGGGCGGGCATGTCCCTGTTTGGGCCTCGGAGCATATGTCCCGGCTGATCTTCGTTACCGATCGGGGGGTCTTTGTGAGTGCCGTAGGGGCGCCCCTGGACTTCTTCCCCAGTTCCCTCCTGACCAAGCGGGAGGATGACGGGTACTACATACCGGTCTCCAGTTCCCCGGCTACCTCCATTGTGGATGCCTGCATCTTCGGTGGGGACGTTTACCTGCTGACCAAGGACTCCCTTTACCGGGTGGGTATCCAGGGCTCAGGGAACACCTACAAGCACAAGATTGCCTCCTGGGGCTGTGAGCACGGGCGGATCGTCCCAACCAGCATGGGCGTGATGGTCTTCGATGTGGGTGTGGGGACCTTCAGTACGTACCTCCTCCAGCCCTCCCCTGAGGGCAACAAGGTAACTCCAGTGCCTTACCTTCTACAGCTTGATCCCCGGAAGCAACGGGGATTTGCACGGTCTAGAATGGGCTTCAGGGTCTCCGTAGGGGAGGGGGGTGCCTCCTTGTGCATCTGGCTGGGTGGGGGCCGAGAAGGCCCGGGGGAAGCCCTGATGGTAGACCTGGGACAGACCCCAAGAGTCCGTCGGTACAAGTCTGCGGGGGGTGTCCATATGGCCTACTGTGAGAAGGGTTTGGTTAACTGGGTTTACCGGGCAGATCTGAAGACCCTATACATTAACCTGTACCCTCGGGGAGAAGCAGGTTCCCACGGGAGGGCCGAAGGGGACTCCTGGATCATGTTCCATGTACCCCCAGAGTTCCGGACATACGCCCCCGATGGCCGGTACACCTTCAAGCAGTTCACGGTCTACCCTGAATCTGGTAGAGTAGATATCTCCGTGGCAGGCTACCATGCATCCCAGACCGTCCCCGTGGACACGGTCTACAGAAACCCCCTGACGCTTAACCTTGGGCTGAGGGAGGGATTCCCCTGCCGGGTGGCAGGCGGGGGGGACTGGTGGATCAAGGCAGCCCAGTACACCGTACTGGTCCGTAATGGCAAGACTCCCTCAGGATGGCAATGAAGGAATTCTTCTCCAGCCTGGCCCCTTCCCTCGCGGGGAGGAGTCGGGCACGTAGGGTCAACGACATGGCCCGGAAGGCCGAGAGCCTCAAGCTCACGGACATTCACAACCACAACCAGGCAGCCCTTGGGCAGGCTGCCCTTGACGCCAAGGTCAAGTCCAGGCAGAACGCCCAGGTCTCCAAGCAGTTCTTCAAGGACCGCCAAGCCCTCCAGCTCAATGAAGCTGAACGGCAGACCAACCAGATGTTCAATGACCTCCAGCGGGTCATCGGCAAGGAGGCCGCGGCCGGGGCCATGGCGGCCATGGATGCCTCCAAGGGCCTTACGGGTTCCTCGGTAGCAGCTCAGTACAAGGCAGCCCAGGACTTCATGAACGGCTACCAGGACTCCCTGGCAGACCGGGCCGCCAAGGCCGCGGACTGGAACTACAAGCAGGACATGGCTTCCCTGATCTCCCAGGGCTTCAACTCCTTCCGGACCGATCAGGCCATGGTTGGCCTGGACTACACCCAGGTCAAGGCCCAGAGGCAGAAGGAGGGCGGGTCGGTCTTCAAGTCCATTGTCAAGGATGCTGCCCGGGGAGTCGCTGGGTACTTCGGGGGCTCCTGGGCCCTCGGGGCCGTAGACAAGGTCCAGGGCTACGAGAACAGCTACCAGACTGGCTCTGCCATCATGCAGAACTCTCTGGATACCCTGTATGGCCGAGGACAAGTCCAGCTGGCCCAAGCTCAGCGGCCAGACCTGACCTCCTGGGGAGCTGGCTTCGGGATGACCGGGAAGACCAATGGGGCCCTCCTGGATGCCTTCAAGGGCACCAAGGACAACCCCAACCTGTTCAACTTTGCCCAGCAAGGCATGGACTGGTATAGCTCCCTGGGCAAGCAGAAGGCTGCCCCCCAGCTCCAAGGGGGGTACTCCCTGATCTCCGGGGGAGGCATCGGGGGAGCCCAGAAGGGTGGCTTCGACTTCTCCAACATGTATGGTATGATCCAGAAGTTCGGATCACTCTTCGGGAGATAACCTATGGTAGACCACGCATCCGACGGTCAAGTACACGGGCAGGCCTTCTTCAAGGCCTCCCGGGAGGTCCCCGGAGGTAACCCCTCCGTGGGCCGCATAATTGGGCCTATGGGCTCAGCAATCCTGGGCTCGGGGGTAGACTCCCTGGGCCCCTCTGTAGGTCAGCAGCAGGCCATCTCGGCAGCCATAAGGGCAGTGGCCCAGGGGCAGTACCAGGCTACCGAGAAGGCCCTGACCCCCTACCGCCAGGAGCAGGTCCTCAAGGGCATGCAGGCAGTGGCCATGGGGCAGACCATCAACCAGGTGGCAGCCGAGAGGCCGGCCTATGCCACCCTCTTCGGGGACACGGATGCTACTCTGGGAGCCAAGCTTTACGCCAAGGCTACCAAGGGCCAGGAGGTCATCAAGGGCATCCAGGAGGCTATGCCGGAGCTGAGGAAGCTTGGCCCTGACCAGGCCCGGCAGGCAATCCTGAAGCACGTCAACTCGGTCCAGACCGGGGACACCGCGGTAGACACGGAGATCCAGACGAAGCTCATGGAGAGCTTCCCGGGTCTCATGGACACCTACACCAAGCAGGCCATTCAGTACCAGCAGGAGCGCCTTACGGCCGCCCAGCGGGGCTTCATGGACATGGCCGGGCAGGAGGTCCAGTCATTCATGGCCAATGCCTCCATGACTGGGGAATCCAAGGCTGACCTCCAGCGGGCCCTCTCCTCGGTAGCCCGGTGGGATCAGGCTGTCCAGCCCCTGCCGGGTCAGCGGCCCGAGATCTGGCAGAAGAACCTCATTGATTCCCTGACGCTTCAGATTGAGGCCATCGGGGAGCAGGAGGCTTACCTCAAGGAGGATGGCACCCAGGGGCTCCGGACCAAGGGAGCCCATGGTATCTTTGCCCTCCTCCATCACTCCCAGGTAGTCCAGCAGCTCCCCGAGGCGGAACGTCAACGGCTGATGGACAAAGCAGAGCTGGCCTTCAAGAAGGCAACCCCGAAGTACATGGAGCCCTTCGCCAAGGAGATTGCCGTGCTGAAGACCCGGGTGTCTCACCCGGGCCCCGGGGACAATGTCAACGCCATGATGGCCCGCCTCCAGGAGATCTCTGATCAGTCCCAGAGGCTCTCTGGGTCCCCCTATCCCCTCTTCGACGCCAATGACACGGTGGCTATGCAGTCCCAGATGGCTGTCAACATTGCCCGGAAGAAGGAAGAGCAGCTGGCTAAGATGGAGGCTGACCGGAAGGAGGAGATGCGGTATCTCCGGGACAAGCGGGACCGGGCTGAGGCTGAGGCCCTCAAGGAGCTGATCAAGGAGAAGCAACTCCTGGACCTGACCAATCTGGCCAAGGCGGACCCCGTAGCCTTCGAGAGACAAGCCCTTCTGAATGGTATGTCAGCTGACCAGCGCCAGCAGGTCTATGCCCGGGTCTTCACGGACCCCACTACCCCTAGGGAGACCCAGGACCTGGTCATCCGGAACTCCGGGGTAGTCCCTAAAATCGTCCAGGCTACCTATGAGCCGGGTGCTCGGGAGATCCTTACCCGGCCCCTGGAGGAGGTCGCCAAGTCCTCCGACCAGTTCATGGGGATCATTACCCAGTATCGGGACCTGGAGGCCCGCTGGGGGGCTGATAAGGCGGCCCAGGCCTTCGGAGGGGCTGACAAGGCCAAAGCCCTGAGGGCTGGTATGCAGGCCCTGGACAGAGGGGCTGATCCCAAGGAGGCCACCATGGTTGCCCAGAGGGCCTTCAGGGGCTACACCCCACCCCGGGCTTCCCAGGCTGAACTGAAGCAGACCAAGGAGGCCATCAAGGAGTACGCGGGGTATGGCTTCTTCAGCATCTTCGTTGACAAGACCAAGGGACAGATAGCCCAGCTGGCCTCCGGCCTGAAGGACGGGGGTTCTGAGGCCTTCCAGGCGGATGTCTATACCCGGGCCAAGGAGATCGCTGAGATGGAGAACATCTCAGTAGAGAAAGCCCTACCCACGGCCTTCACCCAGATGCTCTCCGGGGAGACCCCCAAGTACGCCATCATCGGAGGTCAAGCCGTCCCCTCGATGTTCAACGGGGAGCGGTCCTTCGTGGATGCCCTGGTGTATCCCAAGGGGGGTGCCGGGGTTCCCCTGGACAAGGCCAAGGAGGCCATGGACGGGGCTATCGAGAAGGCCATGGAGAAGTACCCCCTGGCCAAGATGGTGGACGTCATGCACCAGTCTGGGGGCTCTACCATCCCGCACATCATGATCCGGGTCATGGACTCCTCGGGGAATGTTCAGAAGGTCTCCATCACGGACCAGGATGTCCAGAACTACTACAAAGAGTCCATGAAGCCCAAGGAGAGCACCACGGGTGTCTCGGCGGCACAGACCCCGGCTGGCGCTGGTGGCCTTGGTGTTCAGCTGGGGGCCTACGTGGCCCAGAAGCTTCCCGCTTGGTCCCAGGACAAGGCCAAGGATAGGGAGAAGCTCAAGGAGGCCTATGACCGATATGGCAAGAACAGCCAAGTAGATTGGATGTGGATGACAGAGCCTGATAGACAGTAAAGGTCTTCTGATCCTTGCCTTCTGAGTAGCCCTCAGGTACCATTGGGGTAGTCCCCGGGTACCTGGGGGCTTTTTTCGTCTCTGGAGAACATATGGTTAAATCAACACAGTGGGTAGACCCCGTCGAGAGCTGGCCGAAAGGGTGGCAGCCCTATCAGCCCCAGGACCGCTCCCGGGTCTCCTACCCGAATGAGGCCCTCAGGGCAGCCGCTGCTCAGCCCCTCCGGGAGTATCAGAAGGCAGACTATGGTCAATCCGACCACTCCTGGCTGGTTGCCGGGACGGCGGCTGACCAGCAAGCCCAAGCTACCCTGGAAGGTAACTCCGTAGTTGGTACCCTGGAGGCTGCTGAGGCCTCCCTGAAGATGGGGGCTATCCCCACCCTCCTGGGACGGGCCTATGAGGCCTGGCAGTACCAGACGGACCTTTCCAAGCGGGAACGCTATGGGGAGAAGGCCATCGGTCAGATCATGGGCCAGAAGGAATGGAATGGCCTGACCGAGGCAGAGCGGACCTACATCGAGGAGTCCTGGAATGAGGAGCACGCCCGGTCCCGCTGGGAGAAGCTCAAGGGCCAACGGGAACTCCTGGAGAAAGCAGGGGCTGGTGGCCTGACCCAACAGCTGGTTGGGGCCCTCCTGGGTTCCCTCCCCGAGGGAGTAGCCCTCGGGATGGTCGGGGGTGGTCTGGCCAGCATGGGTGTCCGGGCTGCCCAGAGGTCCCTGGCTACAGGGGCTGCCTCCAACCTGGCTACCAAGGTCATCGGTACCCGGGTTGGAGGGGCTGTCGCTGGTAACCTCCTGGGTGGTACTGTCCCGGAAGCCATTGCCTACGCCGTGGACCCCTACAGGGGCCTTGAGGACATCCTCGGGGCTACCCTCTTCGATATCGGAGGCTCCCTGGGTGCCATCAAGGGTGCTGGGGTAGGCGGGGCCTGGGCAGCCGCTGGGAAGGAGCTGGGACACACCCTGACCAACCTGGACATCAAGATGCCCGAGTGGATGCGTCGGGGCAAGACTGACCCAGCAGCAACCCCCGGACCTGCCCCTGAGAGCCCCATAGAGGTCTCAGGAGCCGTTGAGAAGTCCCAGGAAGGTACTGACCCCACCCAGACCCCCGAAGGCCCTGTAGAGCCTCCTGCGGCCTCTGAGGCCTTCCCCGCCCAATCCAGGGTAGTCCGGGATGTCTCCTGGGCCTCCCCGGAGGAGCTGGATAACCTGGGGCTCTCCGACAAGATCATCTATGACGGCTCGGGCCGGGCCCAGCAGGTCTCGGACCATGTCAACTTCTGGGAGCTTCCGGCTGGCTGGGTGGATTCCTCCGGCCAGATCTCTCGGGGGGTGGCTGAGGTTGCCCCTCCCAAGGTGGATGAGGGGGACCTCAAGAGGATGGTCTCAGGGGTAGCCGATGATGGCCTCTCTCCGGCAGAAGCCTCGGAGATGACTATCAGGGGAGACCAGCACTGGAAGGACTGGAAGGAATGGGCTCAATCAGAGGTAGGGGGCCGTAGGACGGATGAGGAGGCTGAACTGAGCTACCTCCAGGCTCGCCTGAAGCCCTCCCACCCAGGCTCCCGTCTCCTGAAGACTCCCCTCCGGGGCTTCATCCAAGATGGCAACCTCCGGATGTCCCAGGACCTCCCCCATGAGGTCCAGCAGGCTGTCAAGGCCTTCTCCTCGGATATCAACCCCCATGCCAAGGTCTGGGTGGTCCACGAGGATGCCAAGCACATGAATGGGAACCTGGGGGATAGCTGGCCCATCGGGTCTGACATTGTCCTGATCCGGGTATCCCGGGGCCTGAAGGGACCGGACGGGATCGCCACAGCCATCCATGAGCTGGCCCATAGCTTTACTACCCGGGGTCTCGTAGAGCTTCCCAAGGAGATGCGGGACAAATGGGGTGAGCTGGTCCGGAAGACCCAGGCTATCATTGAGGACCCCAATAGCCGTGGCCATGCCTGGTATCTCCGCTTTGGTACCCCGGAGAACGTGGGCCGTACCCTCCTGGGTCTGGAGAAGGATCCCCAGGCTACCCTCCTGAACATCCTGGGGGGAGATAACAAGTACTGGGGTAACGCCCAGGAGATCACCGCTGAGGCTGCCGTCCGGTATGCCCAGAGGCGGTATGTGGAATTCATGGGTATCCAGGGCACCAGGAAGGCCCGGAAGCACGAGTACATTCCCGTGGGCCTCATCAAGTGGGCCCAGAGGACGGCCCGGGCTCTCCAGGACTCCTGGGACAAGTTCCGGGCTGACCCGGTTCTCAAGCAGATGGATGCTGACTGGGATGCGGTCTTCAAGGCTATCGGGGACAACAACGAAGCCAAGGCCCGGGCCGGGGTAACCCATTCGGATCCCATTGCCGATCCGGCGGCCTACATCTGGGAGCAAACCTCCACCAAGGACCCCTGGGCCTCCGAGGCCCCTGACTCCGCGGTCCTCAAGGACCCCGAGACCTCCCCCGGGGGATCCCCTGATCTTCCCAAGTATGCTGACTGGGAGCAGGCTAGGAGGGCCCGGGAGCGGGAAGTCATGGTCCTCCCAGAACAGCTGGCTGCGGACATCAAGAAGCACAACCTGGACCTTGAGGAGATCCTCCCGGATCAGCCCAAGGACTCCCCGGAGGTTAAGCAGGCCAAGGCCGAGGAGGGGTCCGCGGATGGGGAGATGCGGAACCCGGACCGCCCTGACTTCAAGTACAAGGTCTCCCCGCAGGGTCACGCCTATGGCCTGGACCTGGTCAACCAGTCCAACCAGGCTGAAGTAGCAGCGGTGATCATGATGGACCGGGCTGTCCAGACGGCCGTCCAGAATGCTCCTCCCCCGAACATCAAGGAGCGGTCCTCTAGGGTCCTCCAAGGGGAGAAGTTCCGGGAAGCTACCAAGGGTGGCTTTGACAAGTTCGTCTCAGCCTCCCAGATCGCCCTGCAGTCCAAGAACCCTGTGGTCCGGTACTTTGCCTGGGTCCTCGGGGAATCCCCCTCCAACCTGACTGGTAAGCGGCAGACCCGATCAGCAGCCATTGCCTCCTTCCACAATGAGCGGTACATCCTCCAGGATGCTACCCGGGGTCTCCAGGACGCCCAGGCCCTCTGGGCCAAGGAGAATGGGTACTCCACCTGGGATCGCCTGACCTCCCCCGAGGCTGCCCGGAGGTTTGACAAGGAGCTGCAGGAGTGGCTGTACAAGACCTCCGTCGGAGACGGGAAGAAGGCCATGATCCCCGAGGATGCCCCGGACTCCATGATCCAAGCCATCGTGACCCTGAGGGATGCCTATGCCCGGGCCAACGAGATCGAGCATCGGTACCGCCTCCCGGGTACCCAAGCAGACCTCCCGGATCCCCTGGGTTATATGCCCCGGGTTCTGGACCCCGAGAAGATTGCCAATCTGACCGTGGAACAGAAGCGGAGGGTGGTCGATGAGATCTACAAGCAGCTCATGGGGCTGGGGACCTTCTCCCCTGTGGTAGCCCGGGAGACTGCTGTTCGATACCTGGACCGTGCCGAGAAGGCCCGGGGTGGTGTGTTCACTCCCCAGAAGGCCACCATCGACAATGAGGACTCCGTCCGGGTAGTCCAGGCCCTCCTGAAGGACCAGGGCTTCAAGGAATACGAGGTTGCCACGATGACAGGCCCCATCCTGCACCAGAAGCAATCCCACTTCTACCGGAAGCTCCGCCTGGACGAGAACAGGGACCTCGGGGATGGCATTACCCTTGGGGACCTCATGTGGACGGACCACACGGCCCTCCTGAGGCAACATGCCCGATCATCCGCAGGATGGGCAGCCATGGCAGAGCAGGGGATCTACGGGTATGAGGGTATGCGGGCTGTCCTGACCGCTGCCTTCAAGGGCTCCGGGGACATGAAGGGTACCAAGGCTGAGCTGGACGCTCTGTCCCAGATCATGTCCGAGGTATCCAACGTGCCTCTCAATGAGGGCCAGGGGCACTACTACTCCTCGGTCCTCCAGGGGGCCATGCAGGCTACCTCCATCCTTCGGCTGGGCGGTCTAGCTTGGACTCAGTCCGCTGAGATCCTCAACGTAGCTGCCCATATCGGGGGTATGAATGCCCTCCAGTCCCTGTCTCACCTCCGGAGGCTGAGGAAGGAGCTTCTCCATATCGCCAAGACAGGCGACTACAGCGCTGCCGGTGGTCTCCTGGGCGGCCTGGAGGAGCACCTGGGGGTAGCCTTCGGTACCGATGGTTACTTCCTACCCAACCCCTGGGATACCGAGGGGCGGTCCAGGGACATCCGGGGTTCCCAGGAGAATTCCAAGGTCTTCCGGTTCCTGAATAGTGCCTCCCATGCCCAGGGCATCATGTCCGGTATGAGGGCCATCTTGGGGACCCAGCAGAGGCTTGCTGCCCACGTGACCCTGGAGCAAGCCCTTAACCGGGCCATGAAGCTCTCAGAGCCTGACACCTGGATGAAGGATATCGGGTTTGACGGGGATATGTTCCAGAAGCTCAAGGCCGTAGCCTCTGATCCCTCCATCGTGATCCGGGATGACTCTGGGAAGGCGGTGCAGTTCAATGCCCGTCGGGTGCCCCCGGAATTCCTGGATGCCATCGGGGAGCGGGTCTACCGGTCCGTTAACCAGATGATCCAGGGTTCCTTCGCCGGGGAGAAAGGGGCCTATGTCCATGACTCCGTCTGGCAAACCCTCACACAGTTCCGAGCTTTCTCCTTCCTTGCCATTGAGAAGCAGCTGGGCCGGCAGGTAGGGAACTACGGGTATGCCAAGGCAGCCTTGATTCTGGCCACCACCATGGCAGCGGCTATGCCTATCGTGATGCTCCGAGCCCTTATCCAGTCCATGGGTAAGGATGAGGAGGGTCGGGAGAAATACCTGAAGGAAAGGCTGCATCCCCTGGAGTTGGTCAAGGCGTCGGCGAACTATGTTGCCCTGGCGGGTTTCCTCCCGGACATCATTGACGCCTTCCAGGACGTCACTGGACAGAACACCGGACCCTCACGTAAACTCCTGGGAGACCGGATAGCTCCCTCGGTCGGCCTGATCAACGACTTGTACGAAGCCCCACATAACTACAAGAAGGCCCTTGGGCTGATCCCGGGAGCTACCCTCCCCTTCATGATCCCCGTGATGAACGGAATCAAGACGGGGGTTGACTCACTCACTGACGAAGAGGATTGATATGGCAAGGACCGCTGCCGAGCTGGTAGCGGCCCTCGACTCCGGGGAACCCAGTAGGGTTCTCCGGACCCCCGAGGGTCGGTATACCACACAGGTACTGGACTTCTGCAAGGAGCTATGGTCTGTAGACCCCCTGGCCCAAACCCCTGAGGCCCAGGCAGCTATTGCTGCTTTACCCCACCCAAGCCACTGGGAAGATGAGGCTGCTGTACGGGCCACCATCACCCAGTGGCTCTCTGTGCTTTCAATAGCTACTAACCAGTTCACCCGGGACCCGCTGGCCTGGCGGGACAAGACCAGGCCCCCGGAGACCCACCGGGACCGCCCCTGGATTAACTCCTTTAGTTCCAAGAGCTTCCCTGACCAGATCCCCGTGCCCTTCACTATGGGGACGGAGACTTGGCATAGGTCAGGGAACACGGGCATTCGGATGGTAGCTGGGAAGGACCGGGCCTCCCTGGCTATGTACCCACTTCCCAATGTCCGCTGGCGGGTAGCCTCCAATGTGGCCCTTGCGGACTATGGCCTTAAGGGCTTCCAGGGATATGGCGTCAGGTCCCCATTTGTGGGCAACCCAACCCACCAGCTCACCCTTGACCGCCTGTACAGCCATCTCCTGTACTGCGTCATGGATTGCCCTCCCCCGGGCTATGAGCCAGCCCCCACGGCTACCTGGGAGGCTGTCCCTGTCCAGAACCCTGGGACCCGCCAGAGTGCCGTGATAGCCGTCTGGGAGTGTGTTACCCCGGGGACTCTCATCGAGTGGTCAGGGGAAGCCCCTACGGGGAGCGTCTGGGCACGCTCCCCTAATCCCCCGGTAGCCTACAAGAAGTATTCCAAGGGGGATCGCATTTCCTGGAGGGTACTTCCCCCTAGCGGAGGTTGGACCCAAAGGGATTTCTCTCTGAAGATCACCGCCGACGGTGAGGGGCGGACCCACTACTACACCCTCCCGACTGCCCAGTGGGAAGCCGTGGTTCAGCCTGTGCTTACCAGGGCTGATCAAGGGGAAGTCCTGAAGCCCACCCTGAGGTGCACCCAGAAGGGCTACCTCTGGGGAGGCTGGTCCTACGCTAAGCCCACCGGCTGGCAGAGAGGACGTACTGCTAGGGAGCCCGACTCAAGTACCCTGTACGAAGTAGGGGCCGAGGTTTACCTGACCTTCCAGGCCTCTCCGGTTACCCCGGACGCCCTACTTACCCCTCGGAGCGCCTCCCTTAGCGTTGACGGTGTATCCGCCACGTCCCAGTACCAGCCCGCTCTGGCCTCCTTCCGGAATACCGTGACCTCCCGGGAGGATCCTGCTCGGGGTTACCTGGATACATCCCTTACAGCCCAGGTCTCCGGGTACCTAGATAGGGACATGACCTGGAGCGTCCCTGAAGGCTGGGTAGGGGGCGTCAGTAAGGCCCTGGGTAAGCGGGGAGACTGGGTGGAATCCGGGACGGTCTATGGGGTCTATGCCACCCGCCCGGCCAGTGGGGATAAGTCCAGGGGGGCTACCCTGTCCCTGACCTATGGGAGAACCTCCTCCTCCTCCTCCTACCTGCCCCCTTGGGCTACCTGGGAGATCCATGGGGAAGCCACCAAGGACTACACCCGGTTTACCTTCCGGTGTCTGACCGAAGGCCTGACCCCTTGGGTGTACAAGAGCTTTGACCCCGCCCTTCCTCCAGGCACTACAGCTACCTTCGAGCTGGAGACGCCACTGGGGAACAACAACTGGGCTGAGAAGGACCAACTGGGGTCCCTCCGATATGTCTTCAGCAAGCCTCTGACCCAGACCATCAAGACCACCATCAGACTGGGTCAAGAGAATGGCACCCTGATAGGCCAGGAGGCCTCAGCCACCTTCATCGGGGAGCCCCAGCTGTCCCTCAAGTCCGCCTTCCACTGGCTGTCCGGAGGTGCCTACTCGGTACTAGGGGAAATCCAGGTGGACTCCGAGGGGGTCATCCAGTCCCAGGGCTGGACCCAGAGCCCCTCCAATGGTAATGTAGCGGTGGTGTACTACCCCGAGCCCGGCAAGGGAGGGGCCCCCACCTTCCCCCTGACCGTTAAGGCGGGGAGTTACTTTACCGTATCCTGTACCTGGCTGGCCTCCCAGGAAGGCCTTGCCAAGGCCTTCGCCTACCGGCTGGGTACCCAACAATGGAGCTGGACTTCATGAACGACCAACAGAAACTAGACCTCCTGGATGAGATCCTGGATAACTACCTGATCCGTGTCCATGAGAGGATTGCCAACCCCGACGCAGAGTCCAAGGACCTTGCCCTCGCCCTGTCCACCCTGGAGAAGTTTGACCGCCTGGCCATAGGCGGTAAGGTTGAGGGCTCTGCCGGTCTGGGTGCTGCTGCCCTGGCCATCAAGGCCCGGAAGGCTGCCCAACAGAAGAAGCAGGAGCTGAATGACTGATGGCCCAAGGAGCCCGAAGAATCCGCAGGGAGGGCCCTGAGCAGGCCGCCTTGCGGTGGGAGCGGGTCCGGGAAGTCCAGAGGCTTTATGGAGAACAGATTGCCGAGGACGGAACTGTTCTCCAGACAGCGGAGGAGGGGGCCCTAAACCTCCTCCACCGCTACATGGGCCTCCTGGGGTTCTCGGTAACCCCCCTCCATGAAGACATCTACCTGACCATGCTGGGCTTCAGGAAGAGACCCGGGGATAGCCTCCGGCAAATCATCGTCATGGCTCAGCGATCCCAGTCCAAGTCCACCCTGGCCGCCTGTGCCTGTGTGTACTACCTAGTACACAACCCGCACTACCGGGTTGCCATCCTGATGCCCACCATGGGTCTGGCGAAGGCCCTCATCCGGTTGGTGGTCCAGACCTTCCAGATCCTCCCTGAGCTTGCTGAGACCTTCCTCCCCGACCCCCGGGCAGGTGACCGGGATAACACGGAGGAATGGGATATCCACCACAGCCTGAAAGGGGTGGACAAGTCCCCATCCGTGGGTGCTGTATCCGTCATGGGTTCCCTGCAGGGCCGGAGGATGGATATAGCCCTTGGCGATGACTGGGAGCAGGACAAGCTCGGCCGCACGGCTGAGATGCGGGAACAGCTCTTGGGAAAGGTCTCCGAGCTACACGCTATCTGCCTAGGTCGGATGATCTTCCTGGGGACCCCCCAGACGGAATCCTCCATTTACTTCACCATGGCTGAGCGGGGGGCTAGCACCTATGTCTGGCCTGGCCGCTACCCAACCCCCGCCGAGGTCCCCTTCTACCGGGGTACCCTGGCACCTCTGATCATGGAAGCCATCGAGAAGGACCCCTCCCTGCAGTCCGGAGGGGGAGCCTCAGGTACCCGGGGACAGGTCACCTGTCCTGAGTACCTGACCGAGAAGGTCCATCGGGATATGGAGCTGGCTGGTGGTCCGGCCTGGTACGAGCTGCAGTACATGCTCAACGTCACCAAGTCAGCCAGCTCAGCCAAAGCCCTGAAGACCCGGGATGTGATCGTCGTTGAACATGCCCAGGAATTCCCAGTCCGTATGGACAAGGGCATGGGTCCCTCCTTCATCCATAAGCACATGTCTGGAGGTAAGTACCATGAACTATCCCTTCCTAGCTCCTTCTCTGAGGAGCGGAAAGCCCCAATCATCAGGGCCTATGTTGACCCTGCTGCTGGTGGTTCCGTGTCTGGTGACCGCACTGCGTTTACTGTGGCTGGCCTGGTCGCGGGTAATGTCGTAATCCTGTCCTACGGATCCTTCCCTGGAGGCTACGACAAGGAGGGCCTGTACAAGCTGGCCGAGGCCCTGACACCCCACAGGCCGGTCTCAGTAACCATCGAGAAGAACATGGGCTACGGGGCCTTCAAGGAGGTCTTCCAGCCTATCCTTCTGGAGGTCGCTGAGAAGCACGGCTTCAAGCCCGGTATCGAGGATGACATGGTCCGAGGCCAGAAGGAGCTGAGGATTATCGAAACCCTGGCCCCTGTGACGGCCCGGGGCTCCCTCTGGGTTACCTCCCGGGCCCTCTCCGAGGAGGATAAGTACCTGGAGGGGATTCCCTCAGGGAAGACAGCGGCCTACTCCCTCTGGCAGCAGGTATCCGGGATCACCCGGGAACGGGGGTGCCTAAGCCATGATGACTTGCTGGACAGTCTAGCGGGGGCCGTGAACCTCTTCCGGGAGGAGCTGGCCCTTGACGGTGAGAAGATCAAGGCATCTATCCAGAAGAACGCTCATAAGCAAATGACCAAGGAGATGTTGGACTTCCTCTCGGGGAAGACCCGTTGACAACCCGCCCGTGACCGGGCACAATGAAGGCCTCTAGGGAATCCCTAGGGGCCTTTTCCATTTGGAGCACCGATGATCAGCTTCCATGAGTACCCAGAGTCCGCAGGCGACGGCAATGGGGCTCTCCAGTACTTCCAAGCCTGCAAGTCCTTCTTCAATGTCCAGTACCGCTGGGCAGCCAACTTCCCGGAGCAGAAACCCCATGGCTACGATGAGTTTGTCGAGTTCACCCGCAAGCACCTTGCTGCACTGGAGTCCTTCTATCCCCCGGTGGAACCCCCGAAGCCTTCCCGCAAGCGGGCGGCTGAATAAGATCCTCCTCGGGGGCCTCCTGGGAGCCTCTATAGGCGCCCTGGCGGGCTTCGCCACCCCTCCTAAGGTCCTTCCCCCAGTAGCGGTCCAGGATTGCCTGAGCGCCCGCTATGACGTGGACAGGGCCTACCGTGAATCCACCCTTGCCCGTTGCCGGGCTCAAGGAACCCCGATCAATGATTTCTAAGACCCAAGCGGCTGTCGCCGTACTGTCCATCTCGGCCACCGGCCTGTCCTATATTCAGGGGGCTGAGGGCCTGTCCTACGGGGTATACCTCGACCCCGTGGGCCTCCCCACCGTGTGCTATGGCCACTATGACCAACGCCTGAAGGTAGGCACGAGGTTTTCGGAGACTGAGTGCCTGATCTACCTGAGGGAGGACCTGGCGGCCGCTGAGAAGGCCGTGAAGGAACTGGTCACTGTCCCCCTGAACCAAGGGCAGTATGACGCCCTGGTGAGCTTCGTGTACAATGTCGGCACTGACGCCTTTCGCCGGTCTGCCCTTCGCCGTAAGCTCAATGAGGGCAAGTATGACGAGGCAGCAGCGGAGTTTCCAAAGTGGGTATACGCCAAGGGCAAGAAGCTGAAGGGCCTTGTCAACAGGCGTAACAACGAGCGCAAGCTCTTTGAGGGTAAGTGATGACCAGCTGGTCAGACTACGTCAAAAAGGCCCAGGAGGATGTCTCCAAGGGCCCCCAGAAGAATCGCCTTGCGGCCGCTAAGGCCACAGGAGCTGCCAACGAAACTACGGAGCAATCCCATGAGCAGAAGAACAGAACGCCGGCTGAGAATCCAGGCAGCCCTAATCTCCGGCCTGGTGTTCCCGGAACCTACCGAGACTTCTTCAACGGTAGTCCCCGAGGAAGTAAAGAACCCCCCGCCGATCTTCTCGCCCGGCATCGAGGTAACCGGTGAGAATGCCCTGGGGCAGCCCGATAACGTCCAGCTGATCCCTGAACCCCAAATCCCTGACAGCACTTCTGCCTAAGGAGGACCTATGGCAACAGCGGAGGTCTACCAATCCGCTAGCTCTGGGCCCTTCGTCATCCTTGAGAGAAGGAAGAAGGGCAAGGAGGCCCTCGTGAGGTTCCTTAACACAGGGTTCGTTCGCGCGGCCGATGTGAACGCCTGTCTTCGTGGGAACGTACGTGACCCCTATGCACGGGCCATTCTTGGACTGGGTTACCTAGGAGAGGGCTACAAGGACGTGCCCTACTACAGGAGAGCCCATCAGTTGTGGCAGGATGTCCTCAAGCGCTGCTACTCCCTTACCCGCTTTGAGAATAGAGAGGGGTACTATCATAAGGGTGTGCAGGTAGCTGTCAGGTGGCTGAACTTCAGCCTCTTCCTCGAAGACCTGCCGGGGCTTGAGGGCTTTGACCGCTGGTTAGCGGGTGAGAGAATGCACCTAGACAAGGATAAGAGAGGCAGCGGCCTCTATTACAGCAGGGAGACCTGCGTGTTCCTGACGGAGCATGAGAGCGTGTCCACGCCCAAGCCCGGGAGGGTTAGCTGGAAGCGTGGCAAAGTTTTCGACAAGGTAAACAGGGTGTGGGTACCTGACCCACGGTTGAACGTTGACAAGGAGTAAGTAATGGCAACGGTGGTATACGATTCCGACCCCTCCCAGCAAGCAGCCCTTAGGGTGGATGGGGAAGGGAGGCTTTTGGTGGTCGTCAAGGGTGGCGGTGGTGGCGGTGGTGGCGGGGGTGTGGGCCCTGCCGGCCCCCGTGGCCCCGCGGGTCCCCAAGGCCCCAAGGGTGATCCCGGCCCCAAAGGGGATAGGGGCGAGCAAGGCCCCGCTGGCCCCATGGGCCCCCCGGGACCCGCTGGGGGGGGTGCTGGTGGCGGCCTCTCTGAAGCCCAGGTGAAGTCCCTGATTGCCGCGGCTGCCAAGACTCCCCAGATGGCCTCCTTGACCCAGCCGGGGGCTGTCACCTCAGAGCACTATCGGACCCTCAGCCGAATCACTGCAGGTCCCGTTAGCCCGCAGGCCCCTGCTGGTACCCTTCTGGTACAAGGGAACACCTCGTTCAGCCACCCGGTCCAAGCCTACTCTCTGACAGTCACCAAGACCCCCAGCGCCGATGCTGATGCTGTCACAGTGAGCTACCTGAAGCAGGAACTAGCTAAGATAGGGGGAGGGGGTGGTGTAGCTACTCCCTCTGGCCCGATCCCCGGACAGGTCATTGGGGTCCTGCAATGGCGAGGTTGCTCTGCAGGGGCTACCAATGGCTCGGAGATCCTTCAGCCCCTGGGCACCCTCTACAATGCCAACTACGGCACAATCAAGTTCGCATGGCCGGAGCTGAAAGCTCAGGACAACTTTGTTGTAATCATCCCGCAGGCGGGCATGTACCAGGTCAAGCTGGTGGCTATGTCCTCTAGCCCCCAGCCCATCTACCTGAAGGATACTCAGGGGACCCTGGACGGCTTTGCTGGCCCCATGTCGGAATCCGCGGCTATCCCCTTGGGTACTGGGATGTCCTTTGTCCTGGGTACGAACATCCCCAACCGGCTGATCCGCCTGCCCATCCACTGCCCGGGCACCTCCCGGAAGCAAATCCCTGACATCATGGCCATCATCACCCTGATCGCCCTGAAGAAGGACATCCCGATCTAACCATGTTAACCCTCCGTGCCTCCGGAGGGGATGACACAACCGCACTGAGACAAGCCCTCCAGAAAGACTCTCATGTCCGCCTGGAGGGCTCTTTTAGCCTCAGAGACCAGGTAGACCTTGCCGGCCCCTGCCGGCTCCTGGAGGGGGCCCCTGGGGCCTCCATTACCCTGGATGGGTCTGGTACCAAGCGATGTGGCTTCCTCTTCCGTAATCAAGCCCCCGGGTCTTCCCTGACCATCCGGGGCATCACCTTCCAAGGCCAGAACCTGGCCGACAACCAGGAGGGCTTCCTCTACGGCATCTCCTGCTCGAACCTCCGGGTGGAGTACTGCTCCTTCCTGGGGGTCCTCAAGGGCCATGCCGTCTCCCTCGTTGATCAGTGCAGCAACTGCCACATCCTGGGCTGTCGAGTAGAGGCAGGTCCTCCTGAGGACAAGCAATCTTCCGTCTGCTTCAAGCTCCATGGGACCCTCAAGGGGGTTACCCGGGAGACCTGGCTGAAGTCCGGGACCCTCCCCGAGATCGATCCCCTTCGGAACTGCTCCATCATCGGCTGCACCACCTCCCGGGGCTACTATGGGGTCTCCCTGTCAGCTGCCTGGGGCTGTGAGATCAGCCACAATACCTTCGTGGGGAACAAGCGGGGAATCTCCTGTCAGGACTCCTCGCACTACAACAAGCTCCACTCCAACCTGATCACCGAGAACATCTCCTCGGGCATCCACCTGGCCTATGGGTCCTCCTGGAATGAAGTCACCCGGAACACCGTGGAGTCCTCTGCAGCCCAGGGCCAGGGGGTTCTCCAGGCCTACGTGGCCTGTAAGGGGAACGTGTTCAGGGAGAACCGGATCTCGGTCTCTGGTCCCCGCTATGGGGCCTACTTCGGGATCCAGTGTGATGGGACGGTCTTCGAGGACAACCTCCTAGAGGGCTCCCCTAGTCGGGCCCTGGTAGCCGTGGAGTCCGAGTGGCTGTCCGCTGGGGCTGACCCCCACCACTATGGCTTCCGAGCTGAAGCCGATAACCACTTTGCCCGGGGGCCTACCTCTGGGGTAACCCTCCGAAACAACACCCTGGTGAACCGTGGGCCTGGCTGGACCTTGCTCCTGACCGCCCACCCGGGCTACAATCTCACTGGGGTCTCCCTGGTAGGCAACAAGGCCCCCTACGAGGCCCCCACAATCAACCGCCTGGGAACAGGCACCCTGGAGTATTCCAATGTTTGAATTCCTGACCACCTACCTGAATCCCACTGGGTTCGACCTGATCCTGACCCTTCTGGTAGCGGCCCTTGGCCTGACCCTTTACAAGGTCGATAAACGGCTCACAGAGCTGACCCCCGAGGACGACAAGCCCATCATGCCCGCTGACCTGGCGAGAGCCCTGGAGGGCCTCCTGAACCGTCTGGCACCTAGCCTGACTCCCAAGGAGGTCTCCCACGTCGCCAAGTCCCTGAGCTATCACGGCCGGGTTGACCTGGAAACCCTGCTGTAATACACTTTAGCCCTGCCTCCCCAAGAGGTGGGGCTTTTTCATTTCTAAGGAGCCGCCCATGGCAACCGTGGTAGTCGATTCAACCCCCTCCCTCACAGCCTCCCTGCGGGTCGATGATGAGGGATACCTCCTGGTCTCTGTGGGCGGAGGGGGCAGTAGATCTGCCTCTCCCGCCCAGGTTGACAAAGCTGTAGGAGTAGTTCAGGATGAGATCAAGGAGGTACTCAAGGGCCTGACCTCCCTGCCCACAGCAGCCCAGCTGGAGAGTCTTCTGGCCTCCCGGAAGACAGCCTTAGGGGCCAAGCTTGCTGCAGCCCTTTCCTAATCCCAATCACCCAGTAGGTACCCCAATGAAGCTCACACAGGACCAGTTAGATTTCTTCAAAGACCTGGATGTCTCTGAAGCCCTTGCCCGCGGCGAGGGGCAGGTGAATTTCACCTTCCTCCACAAAGGGCGTGTTGTGGAAGTTCGGCCCCACAGCCTGGGGGATGCGGACATCCTGGTCCGCCAGGGGAGTGAAGCCAGTATCGGCAACCGGATTGACCATTCCCTGTCCCTGGTGGACATAGCGGGGACCGAGAACCTGTCAGGCCCAGCACTGCTCAAGCTGCTGCACGAGGCCGTGCACAGCCGCCCGGCATCCCTGTTCCGGGAAGCCTGGCTGAGCACCCCGTACGTTAAGGAGTGGTCGGTAGACGTACTGGGGTCCCGTATCAGGTTCTCGTATCAGGATGGACCCACTGGGTACGAGCTGTGGGTTCACGAGTCCCAGGAAATCCAAGAAACCGTAGTTGTTGAGCTTCTGGTGGACGGGGAAAGGGTCCATACGCTCCTCCTCCCCCGGAGGCGCCTTAGAAGGGCTACAGCACAGGCTGTGTATGAGCTGGCCAGTGCTATTACCTTGGCATGGCGTGATGAGATAGAGGGGCAGTGACCATGGCCACCAAGCTTATGAAGGGCCTCAGCACCACCCCCAAGGACCTAACCTACCCCTGCTGGGCTGAGCTGAAGATAGATGGGGTCCGGTGCTCAGCCACCCTGCTGCCCTCTGGGGAGGTCCAGTACCTCTCCTATGCCCAGAAGCCCCTGTACAACCTGGAGCCCCTCTCGGAGCCCCTGATGCCTCTCCTGGAGGAGTATGGGGTGGTGGACCTGGAGATCCTCTTCGATGAGGACTTCAAGAAGACCATCCAATGGACCCGCTCCCATACCCGCCCGGAGGGCTTCTCGGAGCGGGACCTCGTGGGCTACATCCTGGACCTCCCCACCCACCCGGGTACCCTCAGGGAACGCTATAAGGCCCGTGAGGCCTTCCTGGCCTCTGAGTACAGTGAGCACCTTGCTTCCCCTCTGGGTAAGCTCTATGAATCCCGGGAAGCCCTTGAGGAGACCCTGAGGGCCGTCTGGCTCCGGGGGGAAGAGGGCATGATGGTCAAGGACCTGGACTCCCTGTACAAGCCCGGGGGCCGTACTCGTGACTGGCTGAAGATCAAGAGAGCCGAGACCGAGGACGGGGTCATCCTGGCCTACAATGAGGCCATTGACCAAAAGGGCCAGCCCAAGGGCGAGCTGGGTTCCCTTGTCATCAAGCTGGAATCTGGTATCATCTGCTCAGCCTCCTCCTCCAAGCTTACCCGGACTGAACGGGTAGCCCTCTGGCTTACCCGGGATACCCTCCCCGGCCAATGGGCTGAAGTCCGGTACATGCAAGTAGCCTCTGCTGGCGGAGCCCGCCATCCCGTCTTCCTCCGCCTGCGGGAAGACAAACAGTAACCCTGGAGACCCTATGTTCCCCACCTACTCCCTGTCAGCCCTCAAGGGCGCCCTGGGGGTAGGCCTGATGGCCCTGTCCCTCACGGGATGGGGCCTTTTTTATGCCCAGTCCAAGAAGCTGGACCAGGCCCAGGCCTCCCTCTCCCTCCAAGCAGCCTCTATCCGCCTCCTGGAAGACAAGGTAGCCTCCCTGGAAGCCTCCCTGTCCTCCTCCCAGAAGTCCTATAAGGCCTCCCAAGCCCGGGTACAGGCCTTACAGGCCGATCTAGCCCGGAGGAAGGCCCAGGACATCAAGGCTGCCCAGGACCGCTCCCTGGCCTGCTTCTCGCAAGCCTATGAGGCCATCCATGAAGCCCTCAAGTAAGCTCTGGGCCCTCTGTGCCCTCCTAGTATGCCTACCCTCCTGTACCACCCTAGGGGCTCCCCAGGTTAGTGGTAACCCAACAACAGACCCCCCTATTCCAGAAGGGACCTGGTGGTTCCATACTGACCACTCCCTGAGAGCCCTTGGGAAGGCCCAGGAGCCCCTCTGGAGGCTCTGTGACCAGGCCTCCTACCCCTTGCCCTACCGGGCTAACCCAGACGGCCTAGCGGCCTGTATTCAAGCCCTTAAGCCCCCGATGTAACCCAGAAGCCCCTGGATTCCCCTCAAGGAGTCCGGGGGCTTTTCTTACTTCTAGACCTCTGGTATAGTCTAGGGGTCGGGAGGCTAGGGGCCTCCCTCCCTACTCCCCCACTATATGG